GCTTTGGCTATTCTGACCCACGTTGTGTATTCGGTTCTCCGGGCGCATAATAATAAGTCTTTTAGTTTTGACAGGGGCGACTTCGGTTGCCCCTTTCTTTTTGTAAAAACTTCGTGTATCTTGTAATTGAACAATGATGTTCAAACAATTTTATATATTCCTGTATTTTGCAAATATAGGAAGTTGACCTCGGACACGAGAGGAGAAAAACATGGCAACTACACATTTTTCAGGACCAGTGCAATCAACTAACGGCTTTGAGGTACCAGTTGTAACAACTGCTAATCTTCCAGCTTTTGCTGATACGACTGTTGGCACTGTTTACATCGTCAGCGACAATGGTGCAGGCAATGATGAATATTGCTTAGTAATCAATACAGGAGCCGCTTGGGTTACTGCTGTTGGTGCCGCATTATCATAATAGGAGGCTTACATGGCAGGTCCAGTACAGGCATATAATTGGGCGCAGGGAACATCTGCGGCTGTTGTTGGCCCTGCTCGTTCACGCATTCGTCAAATTGTAATTTACGCAGCAGCCGCTGGCGCTTTTACGATTAAAAACGGAAGCGGTTCGGGCGAAACTCTGATTACGCAAACATTTCCAGTGGGAATCCATCACTTAAATATTCCGGGTGATGGTATTTTGGCTAGTAGTGGTTCGTATGTTAGTGCTTTCACAGGTTCCAGTAACGAATTGACAATCTTTTTGTCATAAATTTAAAATATGGCAGGAGAATTAATATTTCTCCTGTCTACTCTTTAATAATAATTTTTTACCAATAGGTGAGATATGCCTCGTAAGAAAGAAAATACTATAAGAAAAACCACTGGCAAAGGCGGTAACTACCGCAAGACAAAAGCTGGTGCAGGCATGACTAAAAAGGGCGTTGCCGCTTATCGTAAGAAAAACCCCGGCTCTAAGCTTAAAACTGCTGTTACTGGCAAGGTTAAAAAGGGTAGTGCCGCCGCTAAACGCCGTAAATCTTATTGCGCACGTTCAGCAGGACAAATGAAACAATTTCCAAAAGCTGCAAAAGACCCGAATAGTCGATTGCGACAAGCTAGAAAAAGGTGGAAGTGCTAAATGGCTATGAGCCGTTCACAGATGGGGCAACAAGTTACTAAATCGCCCATGAAAAGGAAGAAGAATGCCAAAAGACGCGTGCTACAAAAAGGTAAAAGCAAGGTACAAGGTGTTTCCAAGCGCATACGCAAGCGGAGCAATCGCTAAGTGTAGAAAAAAAGGCGCTAAAAACTGGGGAAACAGCAAGAAAAAGCCTGTTAAGAAGGCTATGGGTGGCGTTATTGAGCCATCTAATGAGTTTCGCAAACGTCCAGTACGTCGAATGATTAGCGGTGGAGCTGTAGCAAATGGTTGCGGTAAAGTTTTGTCAAATAGAAGAAAAGTTACAAAGTATTCATAATGGCTGTTAGAAAAACAAAAAAAGGTGCTGCTTTAAAGCGTTGGTTTAAAGAAGACTGGAAAGATGTTAAAACAGGTAAGCCTTGTGGTCGTAAAAAAGGTGAAAAACGCGCAACTCCTTACTGCCGCCCAAGCAAACGCGTAAGTTCTAAGACGCCAAAAACAAGATCAGAGATGACAGCGAGTGAAAAGCGTAGTAGAGTAGCCCAAAAGAAGCGTATTGGTCAACCTGCGGGCAAGCCTCGTAGAGTAAAGGCTCTAAAAAGGAAAAAGAAATGACTGTATCAGGCTCTAAGGACTTTGAACTAGACGTAGCAGACTATATTGAGGAAGCTTTTGAGCGATGTGGCTTAGAAGTTCGTACTGGATATGATTTAAAGACTGCAAAACGCTCTATGAATCTAATGTTTGCTGATTGGGCAAATAGAGGCTTAAATCAATGGACTATAGCGCAGAAAAACTTCACAGTTACTCAAGGAGATGGTAATGAGCCTCTTGGAACTGATGTAATTGACATATTATCCCTAGTTATACGTCGAGATGGTACAGATTATGCCTTAAACCGCATAAGTAGAGACGAATACTTAAATATTCCAACAAAATCTACAGTTGCAAGACCAACACAGTTTTTTGTTGATAGACAGATAAATCCAGTCCTTCAAATGTGGCCTTTACCTGATAATAACACTGATGTGGTGTATTATGACGCTTTAGTACGCATGGATGACGCTGATACTTACACAAATACAGCGCAAGTTCCCTTCCGTTTTTACCCTGCTTTAGCCGCTGGATTGGCCTATTATATCTCTATGAAACGCGCTCCAGATCGCTCACAAATGCTAAAAGCGGTGTATGAAGAAGAATTAAACCGCGCAATGGACGAAGATAGAGATAGAGCGTCCTTCCGTATGGCTCCAGATTTAAGGAGCTATGGCTATGTCTAAATATGCCACTGGAAAATGGGCATATGGTATATCTGACCGTTCTGGCTTCCGTTATCGCTTGCGAGATATGCGAAAAGAGTGGAATGGCTTGCTAGTTGGCAAGGACGAATGGGAAGCAAAACAACCTCAATTAGAGCCATTACGAGCTACTCCAGACCCACAAGCGTTGCGAAATCCACGTCCTGAACAGAACATTCCGCAACAAGACAATATACAATGGGGATGGAATCCAGTAGGAATGGCATACGATGGGGGTTTAACCCCTAATAATTTAGTTGCTACTGGTGCAGTAGGTGGAGTTACGGTGACAATATCATGAGTTTTACATACGCAGAAATGAAAACAGCAATTCAAGACTACACTGAGAACACAGAAACAACTTTTGTGAATAATATCAATGTATTTATCAAGAATGCAGAAGAACGTATCTTAAAAATAGCCCAATTAGAGGTTTTTAGAAAAAATAAGACAGGTAATCTAACAGCATACGCTACAGATGCAAATAACTCTCAGTATCTTGCTTTACCAAGCGACTATCTGGCTCCATTTAGCCTTTCTTATACAGCTAACAATTCAAAAGAATTTGTAATGTTTAAAGATGTGAATTTTGTTCAGTCTTTTAATCCTGATAAGTCTACAACTGGTGGGCCTCGTTATTATGCTCAATTCGACATAAATAACTTTATATTAGCTCCCAGCCCAGATCAGGCATATCCAGTAGAGCTACATTACTTCTATAGACCCCCAAGTCTAACGTCTGTAGGCGATAACAATACTACATGGTTAAGTACAAACGCTTCTGTGGCTTTATTGTATGGAACTCTTATAGAGGCTTATACATTTATGAAGGGTGAAGCTGATTTAGTTGCAAACTATACTCAGCGCTTTACTGAAGCTATGTCTAGGGTCAAAAACTTTGGCGAATCTCAAGAAGTTACCGATGCTTATCGCACAGGTTTAATTATGAGAGAAAAAACATGACAATTGGCGTAAATAATTATAATATACTAACATTAGATTCATAAGGAGATTATGACATGGCCTTTTCAGGTAATTTTATGTGTACGAGCTTTAAGAAAGAGCTTCTTGAGGCCGTGCATAACTTTAAAAACTCAGGTGGAGACACCTTTAAGATAGCCCTATATACAAATAGTGCTTCTTTTGACGCTACAACTACAGCTTATACTACTTCTAATGAAGTTACAGGCACCAACTATACGGCAGGTGGAAATACACTAACTCGTGTTGATCCGACAAGCTCAGGAACTACAGCGTTTACTGATTTTGCTGATACAACTTGGGCTTCATCTAGCATTACTGCTCGTGGCGCTATGATATACAATGATACAGCAGCAGGAAATCCAGCAGTTGTGATCTTGGACTTTGGTTCAGATAAGACATCTACAAATGGTGATTTTACAGTTGTATTCCCAGCAGCAGACGCAAGTAACGCGATTATTCGCATCGCATAAGGAGTAACATCCGATGGCGACAATAACGGGATGGGGTCGAGGTTCTTGGTCTGAAGGGGCTTGGGATTCGGCTATTCCTGTTACTGTTGCGGGTGTTGCAGGCACAGGCTCTATTGGCTCAGTAAGTATTATTGCTGAGGCCAATGTTCCAACAACTGGACTACAGGCAAATACTTCAGTTGGCTCTGTATTAGTAAATGCAGACGCAAATATTAATGTGACAGGCGTAGCATCAACAGGCGGAATAGGTTCTGTTGTTATAGTCGAGGGTATTGGCGTTACTGTAAATGCCACTGGTCTTGAAGCTACAGGATCACCCGGTTCAGCTACTGTTTCTGCTGGAGTTACCGTTAATGTTACTGGTTTATCTGCTACAGCTTCAGTTGGAGCTGCGGAAGCCGTAATTGGCATAGCGGTTTATGTAGGTGGATTAGAAGCAACTGCGTCTACTGGCGATGTTTCTATTATATCATTTACTAATGTCCCTGTAGTTGGACTAGAGGCCACAGGAACTATAGGTTCTGTCGGAATAATTACAAAAACGTTTGTAAACGTAACTGGTGTTCAAGCAACTGGCGAAGTAGGCACCATTGATACACAGGCGGGCGCAGTTGTTAATGTTACAGGAGTTTCTGCAACAGCAGGCACTTCTCAAGTTTTAGTTTGGGGAGGCATTGTGCCAAATCAAAATCCAAGCTATAATCCAATTAATCCATCTTCTACCCCATCATGGACAGACGAAAATCCGTCTCAAAGTCCGGGATGGGACGATATAGCAGCATAGGAACGCAAAATGGCTAGTACATATACGTTAAATAACGGTATCGAACTCATTGGCACAGGCGAACAGTCTGGTACATGGGGCGATACAACAAATACAAATTTAGAACTAATTGATACCGCGCTAGACGGTCAGATTAGCTTAACATTATCATCAGCAGGCTCTTCTGGGTCGCCAAACATTCTTCCCGTTGCGGATGGAGCATCATCTAACGGCAGAAATCGTTTAATTTCTTATGTAGATGGTGGTGATCTTGGGGCAACAGCTTATGTTCAATTAACCCCAAATGATGCTGAAAAGATTATTTACATTAGAAATGCCTTATCTGGATCACGCAGTATTATTGTTTTTCAAGGTACATATAACGCATCTAATGACTATGAAGTTCCAGCAGGAACAACAGCAGTTGTTTATTTTAACGGTGGCGGTACAGGTGCCGTAGCTGCAAACGTATTTAACAATGCTTACTTTGATGGTTTAAGATTAGGTAGCGTTTCTGTTACAGCCATACTCGACGAAGATAACATGGCATCTAACAGTGCTACAGCTCTTTCTACACAACAGTCTATTAAAGCGTATGTAGATAGTCAGGTCGGCACAGTTGATACACTTGCTGAAGTTCTTGCTAACGGCAATACGACTGGCGGTACTGATCTTGCGGTATCTACAGGAGACGACATTACATTTGCGGACAACTCAAAAGCCATATTCGGTGATGGGTCTGACCTACAGATTTACCATGATGGTTCTGATAGTTATATATCTGATACAGGAACTGGAGGTTTAATTGTAAGAGCCTCAGATAGCATTAAATTACAATCCTCTGGAGCAGAATTTTATTTTCAAGGCATTAAAGATGGTGCAGTAAAACTATATTATGATAATGCAGAAAAACTAATCACAACATCAACAGGTATTTCAGTTGTAGGTGTTTCAGCAGCTACATCTTATACAGGTGATGGCTCTACACTTAGCAAGGTTACTACGAAGACATCAGCTACAGGGTCTTCAGTTGTAGCTGCGGGTACAACAGCACAACGAGATGGAAGCCCATCTGCTGGTATGTTAAGATTTAACTCTACTGCTACATCCTTTGAGGGCTATGATGGCTCTGCATGGGGTTCAATCGGTGGTGGAGCATCCGGAGGAGGAAGTGACAGTGTATTTTACGAAAATGACCAGAACGTAACTACAAGCTACACTATTCCTGCAACAAAAAATGCAATGTCCACAGGGCCTATAACAGTTAATTCTGGTGCAACTGTTACTGTCTCTGATGGCGCAAGATATGTGGTGATATAATATGGCAATTGATTTAAATGGTTCAACTGGAATCTCTCTCGACGACAACGAAAAAATTAATATAGGTAATGACTCTGACCTACAGATTTACCATGATGGGTCTAATAGCTACATTGATGAGACTGCAACAGGGCATTTGTTTATAAGAAGTAACGGAGATGGTATTTATCTGCGTAGCAGTACAAACGAAGAAATTGC